TCGACAACGTCTAATAATTTCAATATATTCTAATTTTTCCTGTTTTGTTAATAATGTTTTATAAAATTCTTTATCCATAGTTATTAATATATAATATTATATAATATTATATTTTTAAATACTTTTTATAATTACTATATGATTTTCCTTAAATGTTTTTTAAAATTACAAATAATATTAATAACATTTAAAAACATAATATTATATATTATTATATATTATATATTATGTTTAATAAAAAGAAAAATGGTATTCGTAATTTCTTTTTAATTGAAACTCCTAAAAAATGTCTTCTTAAAAAGATATGGCGACATCCTGAAATTAATCAGGGTCAAGTTGTTAATTTTAAAAATTATTGCGATGCTGCTGACAATGACGATGGTATTAAAATTGAATATAGTAAAATGAAAAAATACGGTAGATGGTATATAAAAAATACAAATATGATATCATCATGTCCCATGTGGGGAGTTTTAAGAAATATTTTATTTTCTGAAACAGAAGATGACATAGATATAGTGGCAGCCCATCAATCAATACTTTATGATATTCTAAAGGCGAAGGGCTCTTTATATAAAACGGATAAATTAAAAGAATATCTGGATGATAGAGAACACATTTTTAATGATATTCAAATTGAACAAGAAGCCATAAATAGATATAATGAAACTAATAATGATAATAAAGAAAAAAGAGATTTTTGTAAATTAATTTTTACAATTCTAATTTATGGCGGAACACTTGAAACATGGGTTTTTAAATGTGAATTTGAAGAAGATGATTATAAACTAACTCCATTTATTAAAGAATTTATAACAGAATTAAATGAAAATATTAATATTTTACTTTTAATTGATAAACGTTTTAAAGAAATCATAGACTGGAAGAAGTCAGACCATCTTAAAGACATTAAAAAAAAATATATTCCTATACCTGAAGATAAAAAAGAAAAGAAAAGGAATATTAATTATTTTGATATTAAAAAATATCATATTAAAAATGGTGCATTATTATCTATTATTTTACAAGAATATGAATGTAAAATAGTTGAAGAAGCTATGAATTTTGCAAATAAGGACTTTACAATTACATCATATAATTATGATGGATTTCAAATTAAAAAAACTGATGATAATATTGTTGATAATTTAAATGAATATATTTCAAAGCTTGATTTTAAAGATGAAATTAAATGGAATAATATTAAGTTTATTAAAAAATCATTTAAAGGAAATTTGGATTTATCCAAAATCGTAGAAGAAATGGATGAATTTGATTATGACGAGTTTCGAAAAATTAAAGATTACAAATATAGTAAATGGTATTTTGAAAAATTTCATTTTAAATCATTAAATCCTAGTGAATATGTTAAAATATTTCCTGATGGAAAACTTCAACACTGTGCACATGATAAATTTATGAAAATGTATCGACACATGAAAAGTTATTATTTTAAACAAGAATTCGGTTATGGTATATGGTCATTTATCGATAAATGGTTAGATGATGAGGATATGAAACACTATACAGAAATTGGATTTTATCCAAAGCCTCTTATATGCCCATATAATCATTTTAATATGTGGTGTGATTTTCCAATTGAACGAGTTGAATTAATTGGAAAACCTAATACAAAAATTATTTATGATCATTTTATGTTAATGGCTAATAATGATGAATTAGTTTATAATTATTTATTAAATTGGTTTGCGCATATAGTTAAAAAACCAGGACGAAAAACAGAAGTTTGTTTAGTATTTTTTGGAGAAGAAAGAACAGGTAAATCTTTTATTGCAGAACGAATATTAGAAAAAATAATAGGAGAAGCAAGAATATTTATTACAGGTAAATGTGATAAAGCATTTGGAAAACATAGCGATTTACAAGGGAAATTATTAGTTGTCTTAAATGAAGCTGGTAGTAATGGCGACACTCATCAAATTGCTGATGTATTAAAAGACTGCATTACAGCTAATAAAACCCAATTAGAAAAGAAGTGTATTGATATTGTTGAAATTAAAGATTTTTGTAATTTTGTTTTTACAACAAATCGATTAAATAGTATTAAAATGAGTAAAGGAGACAGTCGTTTTATGCCTATTGCTGTAGATAATAGTAAATGTAGTAATAAAGAATATTTCGATCCTCTTTATGCTGCTGTTGAAGATAAACAGATTATGAGACAGTTTTATGATGAATTAATGTCTCGTGATATAAATAAATTTCATCCTTCTAATGATAGGGTTGAAACCGATTTGAGTAGAATTTTGAAAAAAGTTAATATAGATTACATTGAAGATTTTGTAGAATATTGTATAATACAAAAATTTTTTACTTGGTATAAACCTCAAGGAATATATGACGAATTCCGCAATTGGTGGGATTTACAAGGAAGGAAAATCGATCAAAGACCTTCTCAACCTAAGTTTTTAGGGATGATGATGTTTTGTACTGGATGTGAAAAAAGAAGAATGGGTTTCGGTAATCAGTATAAAATAAAGAAAAGAACAAATTTATTTATTGATGATAAAAATTAGTGTAGTTAGTGTATCCAAAAAAATCAAATTCTTTTATAGAATGATATATATTAATATAAAAGAATTTCAAAATGAATTGAAAAAAGAGATACACTAACTACACTAAATATAAATGTATATTATATATTAATTGTAATTTATAATATTCTTTGTAATTATTAATATTCTTTGGTGTAGTTAGTGTATCCAAAAAAATCAAATTCTTTTATAGAATGATATATATTAATATAAAAGAATTTCAAAATGAATTGAAAAAAGAGATACACTAACTACACTACTAATTATTTGTAATTTGTATAATTAATTGTAATTTATATATTTATATGTAAAACCGATCTAAATAGAAAAATAAAAAAAAATATTTACAATTTGAATATATTTTTTTACAATATTAATCAATTACAAATAATATATTTATATAAATAATATTTGTAATTATAATTTTCTTATTGAATCGTCAATGACCATCTTTGAAAAGAAGGTATCTAAATAACAATTTTTACATACTTTATGGTGTTTTGACATCTTCCAAAATTTTTTTGTACAAGTTACACAAAATGCCTTTTTATTAAATATATGCATACATTTTTTTGAACATAGACCTAGTTTACCCTCTTTAGTTCTTCGAGATAAAACTTTATTATTACAATTGTTTAAACAATATGGTTTGAAAAAATCATTTTCATTAGTTTGATATAATTTTTCAAAACAATTAGATCCAATTTTAAATTTTATTTTAGATGGAATATGTTGGATAATATATACATGTATTATTTTCTGGCTACAAATACAGTTTATATTAGTCTCATTATCATCTAATCCTATAAATATAAAATCATTTAATAATGGTAACTCTCCATCTGTAAAAAAAGATAGACATTCTTTTAGTAGTATCTGTTTACAATGGGGCGAGACCTCTTTATGGTCTATTCTTGTAATAATACCATTTTCTTTTTGATATGAGTTTGGGTTAAATAATGACATATAATATTATATATTAATATTATCTTCTTAAATAATATTAACAATTACAAATTAATATATAAATGAATTAATATATAAATATTAATTTATTTATATTATATATAAATGAGTGAATCAGATTTCGTAAAATCAACTAGAAATGGATTTAATAAAAACAAGGGTATACTCCATAAAACGGAACAAAATGATAAATTAAATGATGAATTAAATGAAGATGAAGATGAAATTTCAATCTTTAAAGTTGTAATTGATATTAAAATAAAACAAGGAAAAAATAATAATAATTTACCTGAAACGAAAGATATATTAAAATGGTGTGGAAATATTTTATTATCGACCAAATCTTGATAGTTTAGTTCTGGTATTCATCGTTCTTCTAATAGGGATTTCTTTTTTAGATGGTAATGATGGATTAACTTTATTTAAATTTTCTTCATTTTTTTTATCGTCCTCTTCTAATTTATTCATAATATAATCATATTCATCTTTAGTAAAACTACATTTAATCTTTTTGGCTTCTTCAATTTGTTCCTGATGTTTTGCTTTTACGTCTTCATAAAGATTCATATTCCTCATAAAAGATTCAAATTTACGTAATTCTTTATCTTCAGGCGATTCTATATTTTTGTTGATTTTAAATTCTCTTTTAGGTTTAATAGATTCTTCTTTTTCTTCTTCCTTTTCTTTATCTTCGGATGTTTCAAGTTTATCATCGTCTTTTTCTTCTATTTTAGAATTTTCTTCATCTAATCGTCTTCTTCTTATAATAGTTTCTTTAGCTTTTACTCGTGCTTTTTCAAGATGGTCTTTCTGCTTTGAAGATGTTTTTTTTTCAAATACTAGATTATCAGGTGGAGTTATATTAAGATTGTTATTATCCATATTATATATTATCTTAATATTTTAATTCTAAAATATTTTCGTGAACATTTTTTATTATAATTTTTTATTATATCTAATTTAAAAATATTATTATATTATATATAAATACTATGGAAGATTCAAATTCGCAAGCATATCAAAGAGCAATAAACTCTTATGCATCACAAGTTACTAATAAAAGGGGTCGATTATCTAGCATTGAAGAGGGTTTAGACTCGACTAAACGGTCTGAAAATCAAGCAGCTTATAATATTGGATTTCAAAAAATTCAAGATAAGGCTAGATCTAAATTATTATCTTCTTTATCTGCTAAACAGAGGGAAGATGCACTCGCTTTACAGGGGTCAATATTAACATCTAGTGCTATACCAGCATTACAAAAAGGTGTTAAATATGGAGCACGACTTTTAAAAGAAAGAAGAGAAAATAAAATTAATCAAAAGGCTTACGATGAAGTAAGAAAAGGGGATGATAAATCAAGAGGTGCAGAAGAACCAAAACAGAGAGGACCTAGATTTAGAGCCCAAGATGATACACCTCGGGAGGAAACAAGAACAGCATCGAGACCAAGAGAAGAAAGTTTTGACGATGATGAACTTAATCCAGATGTTAAGTTTTCTTCAATTGAAAGTGATACAAGAATCGCTAAATTACAAGATGCTTTAAATGCTGATAGAGGCATATCAGTTTCAAAAGGTGGTGAGACTGCAGTTGAAAATTTAGAACGAAATACGGCGGAAAGTGCTGCCAGATCAGCAGCCGAAAGAGGAGCAGGTAGAGGAATACTGGCACGGTCAAGAGCCAGAGTTGCACTTGGTGGAAGAAAGGGACTACACCCATCGCAAGCAGTACAAGAAGCACAATCAGAAACAGAACTTGCACCAAAACCCATATTAGCAGAGGGTGCAGCAGGTAGAGGAGCTTCGGGAGCTGGTCCTTCTACTGTAGAAATAGACCAACTTGCACCAATGAGGGAATTAGCCCAAAAATCAGTCGATAATACTCCAAAACCATCATTAGAATCTCAAGAAGCATCAAGTACATTAGAAAAAGGATCATCAAGTACATTAGAAGAAGGAGCATCAAGTACATTAGAAGATGTTGGCAAAAATGCTTTAGGAGATTTAGGAGATATAGGAGGAGAAGTAGGTGGTGCAGTTGCTGAAACCGCAGGAGTAGGAGTCGGAGAAGCTGCCTTGGGAGCTGCATCAGTCGGGCTCGACTTTCTGGGTCCAGTAGGTATAGCTTTAGGTCTGGGTTATGCACTATATGATATTTTTGGTCATAGTGATAAGCCAAAAAAAGTAGATCCACCTCCGCC